AAGATGCAGATGGAAGAAATGGAAGAAGATAGGACAAACCCCTGCAAGTGGTTCTGCGTTTACAAGGCAACAGGATTAGGATTGACAGAATTTGTATTGTTATGGACAGTATGGAAAAGCCTTGTAGATCCGTGGTTTAGTGGAAAGGAAGCCATGATAATTACAGGACCTAACGTTGACTTGGCACAGGACTTGATACTTCGGGCGAAAGGTTTTTTACAGAAGAAAGGTCTAGGTTATGTAGATCATGGTGCGTACGAAGTCGACGTTAACGGAAGCAGAATTAAATGTTATCCCTCGAATAACATCCATTCAGCTAGAGGCAAGCCAAAGGTTAGTGTCTTTTTTGGCGACGAAGCCGCTTTCTTCAAACTTCGAGATGATTCAATCGTTAGAACCGTCGGAGAGAGATATATTGGAAAGTCAAATAGTTGGGTTATATGGGTATCTACAGCGGGAGAAGAACCAAAAGGCTTTTTTTACGACATTATGCAAGAACCAAACGAAGGAGCAGAAAAGACAATATATGAAAGATTCCATTTTTATGTTGAGGCAGGTCTTAAGAAAGATCCGCAGACTAAAACATCTATCTTCACGCCCGAATATTTAGAACAGGCTTCACAGGCTAGAAGTTACGAAAGAGAGTATCTTGGAGTCTGGGGTAAGAACGTAGGAGACATATTCTCTCCAGAAGGAATAGAGTTGTGCTGTGGAACGGAATACGAATGGGAAGCCAATGACGATTCTAATGACAGGGTTATTGGAATAGATCCTGGATTCGGTTCTTCAGAGTTTGGTATATGTATAATGCAAAAACGCAAAGGCAAGAAATCAGTTATCTATGCTGAGGCATTTGAGAGGGCAAGCTACATTGACATCATTAACAATATCAGAATGTTATCAGAGAAATTCAGAACCAAACGTATGTTTATAGACGGTTCGTGGTCAGAGGGAATAAGAGACTTGAGGGATAAGTACCATATGAACGTACAGGCTATATCATTTAATCAGTATGGCGAAAAGATGCTAAACTATGCGGCAAACAACATAGACTTTCAAAACGTAGAGATTCATCCGTCATTTAAGAAACTGAAGATGCAACTGATGACAATCAAGTTTAACAAAAAAGGCGGAACTGACAAAACCAGACAGAATCCGTTTGATCTCGGAGATGCATTTTTGCTTGCACTGTACTACTATAAGATGGGGTCAGGAACTCTAGCTGGAGTTGGATGAGCGTTTTAACCTTAGTGTGTTTTCTAACTTGTCTTTTACCTTTGAGCCAAATCTAGGCAACTTGCGTTCCTTCTTTGTAGGTTCAGGTTTGCTGAAATCTGCTACAAATGCCTTGTGATCCCCTACTGTAACAATAGGGGTAATTCCTTTCATCAATGCAACATACAGTATGACGTTTGGATCACTGTTTGCCCTTAACATCTTCATACAAAGCTCATCAGGCAAGTGCATTGGGAACGTACATATCTCATAAATGTGATTTTTTTGTAATTCATCTAGCTGTTCGTTACGAACCATAGGATATTCTGGAGCAGGAGTATGAATTGCTAGCATATACTTTCTATAATAGCTTATAATAAATAAAGTATATGGTTTTATATCTCAAAATGGACCAAAATGTATGGGCTCAGAGAGATTTTACTGATTCTGCAACATATGACTTGTCAGGAACGGTATATGACGACAATACACTAACGACAGCAAGAGACATCTCAGGATTTACAGGAACATTCAGACTTATAGACCAGAGCGGAGAACTAATTTTCTCCACACAACAAAACCTTACACTTAACGCAGACGGAACATTTCTGGTAAAATTTGCACAAGGTTTAAGTCCTGTAGTACATGGAACATACCAAATTAGACTAAGATTAGAGGTATCTGGTAGCAGATTAACCGCAGTTGGAGTAAATGGCTCTGATCAAGTGTACTTTGAGTATGATTAATTACTTCACTTTATACAAAAACGATTAAAAAACACAAATGGCAGACATTTTTACCGTAAAAAAGGCTATTCCTGACTCAAAAACACCTGTTTTGCCCAAAAACACTCCAATTAAGGAGAAATATGAGGGTTCTATCAGAGTTATTGAGGCATTTAATCAAAAAAGTGAGGTAAATGAGTCAGATTTTCAAGATGAATTGTCTCCAGACAGACCATTTGCTGAAACTATCAACGCAATTAACCAAGATCCTAGATTAAACTTGTCAAACGAGACATATATCCAAATGATACTCGGAAAAGGACTCAAAGTAACTGCAAAGAAAGAAAGTGTCTCAGATATGGTCAATGAATGGTTTGATGAGATTAATTGGGATGAACAACTAGAGGATGCACTGTATTCTTACGTAGGATGTGGCAATATGTTCTTTGAACATGATCCTAGTTACTCAGAATGGGTAGAAGTTCCTGTTACAACCATACAAAGCATAGTCAGAGACAAAAAAGGCAATGTGAAATATTATTTACAGCACGTTAATGACCAAGACATCAAACTAAGACCAAATGAGATATGTCATTTGAAACTAACCAACGTTGCAAGAGAGCCATTTGGCAGAGGATTACATCACTCAGTATTATCAACTTATACTAACCCAGATACAGGAGAGACATTTGATTCTCCATTGATTCAGATGAAAAAGATGGAGGATGCAATGCCGAAGATATTTGAAGGTCACGCAGATCCAACAGTAATGTTCCATTTTGCAGATGCAGGAGAACAGTTTATCAAGACTCAGGCAGATGCACTAAAGAAGATGAAACACGGCTCAAAGATAGTTACAGACAAGGAGTTTGATGTCAAGATTATAGAGTCAAGTGGCAACAGCAAGTTTGAGGGTTACATTGACCACATTCAAAGAGACTTGCTAGAACCAGGCTCTAAATTCCCATTACAGTTCTTCAACGCAGGATTTACTGCTAGAGCAGCATCAGAAAGTACCGATTCCGTATTGACAAGAAAGGTCAAAAGAATACAATCAAGATTAGCAAACCAGATCAAGACAAAAATAGTAATTCCTTATCTTAAAAAACAAGGCAAGAATGTTAAATCAAAAGACATTCAGTTATTCTTTGAAACACCTCAGAAACAGGAAGCAACCATTGCAGATGTTACAACATCATTCAGAGACAACCTAATCAAAAGGTCAGAGGCAAGAAAGTGGTTTATTGGGAATACCAGCATAGACATTAACGAATCTGACATGGAAGATGAAGCACCTATCACATCAGTAACGCCAACTAATCAGTTGCAAGATACAAGAGATGAACCTGAAAACACTTCCGTTAAGGACAATGACACCAATGAAAAATTGTTAGAAATGGTCAACCTCAGAGAAGAACTAGACAGAGCAGAAAAGAGAAAGAATACTGAGGAAATATTGAACTTTATACGAGGTTTGAAAAATGATTAGAATTTACACAGATAAACAAACAGATAATGTTGTAGAATCAGTGGATCTGGGTAGGGTATCATTAGGAGAAACTACCAAATATACAATGTATATGAAAAACACTGATACTCAATGGTCCGTTCACAACATCAAAGTGGAAAATACAAACCCTGAATTAAGATTTGAGATACCTGACACCTTAAAACCAAACGAGGTACAAGAGATATTTGTTTATTGGACTCCTAAACTAGACAGCAGAGAGCCATTGTTAACAAAATTTGAATTTTCAGGCGACGTATTCATAGGATAATGCCTTATTCTTATCTGAGTTACTCAGATGACTATATCTTAGATGTTACTCCTAAAGTTGACAAACCAGGCAAGAAACTAATTTCATTTCCAGAGACTCAGCACATACAAGCAACAATACAGCTACGAGGAACTACAAGACTTCCTGTAGATTCTGAGAAGATAATCGTAAGGGCAAGTGCATATGAGAATACAACACAAACAGTATCTTATAAAGGCGTAGTCAATAGTATGCATACTATAGATACTGTTACAGGTTCAGGATCAAGAAATGTAAAATCAAAAGCACAGTTGATAGGTTCTAAATCAAAGAGCATATCAGAATCAGTTACAATCAAAGGCAAGAAAGACTATGTAGTAGTCATTAACAAAATACAAGAATTACTAAACTCATAAATACTTCTCTATATCGCTTTAAACAGAAATTACTCATGGCAGAACGAATAGCAGGCATAGCATTGATGCCTAGACAGTCACGTAACGGTGTATTTTATGACACAGAAGAATTAAAGAAATTTGACGGTAAACAAGTTCCATTAAGAGTAGAGCATGACAAGGACACTCACATAGGTCAGGTAACATTCTCATTTGACGAGGAGAAAAGTCAGGTAAAATATGAAGCAACAGTATTTGACTCTGAATGGCAAAGAATACTAAGTAACGAACAGTATCAGGTATCAATAGGAGCATCAGTATTGGAGCAACGAGAACTATGTGATTCTATGAGAAAGAAATGTCTAAATGCACCTGTTTTAAATGAAATATTAGAATTATCAGTAGTAAGAACACCTGGAATACCAGAATCTACATTAAGCGTAATTGAATCACATAACGCACAGTATATCAAAGTATTAAATGAACAAGACGTACCTTCATCATTTGGAGGATTCCTTGATCCTACCAGATTAAAACAGGAAATATCAGACAGTGTTAAACAAAAGAATCCTGATCTTGAACCAGAAGAAATAGATAGGAAATCAACTGAATTGTTAGGCTCATTAGAGGTAGCATTTATGAGACTTGTTGCACCGCCTCCACAATTACAACCAACAGCACCAGAGCCTGCACCAATAGATGATGATATTACTTCCAATAAAGACAATTATAAGAAACAAGATATGACAACAACCGAACATTCTGAAAAGAACGTAGAGGAAAAAGTCAAAGTAACCATTGAAACAGATGGCGAAGTTGAAGTAGGTAAAGCAGAAGCAAAAACTGAAGTAGCACCTGAAACTGAAGCACCAGCTAAAGAAGAAGTTGCTAAAGAAGATGTTTCTGAAAAAGTTGCCGAAAGAATTGAAAAATCCAATACAGAAACTCTCAAAGCAGTTATTGAAACTGTTAAAGAGAATTGGAATCCAAAATCTGAAGTAGCAGAATCAACTGACTCAGGTTATGTTGAAGAAGCATTTACTGAAGAACAAGGACAAGCCTTCATGGACAAACTCTTTGAAACAGGCTATAACAAATTAGTCCTTGAAAAAGAAGGATGGATTGAATCCCACTCTTTCCAAAAACAATCTGGAAACGGAGAGGTTCAAGAAGCAGTTTCAACATCAGGAACTATTCCAGGTGTTAAACAAGCATCTAACATCTCAATTCAAATCGGATCTAAAACCGCAGTTCCTATCAGACAGTATGGTCAATTCCAAGCTGTTCCAACAGGACAAAATACTGCAAGATTCTACAGAATCACAGTACCAGATGCAGGTGCAATTACCGAAAGTCCAACTACCGACATCACAGCAGTTACTCATACCCTTACAGCAGTTGATGTTACTTGTAGCATCAGAGGTTGGAGACAAGTAGTTGAAAAAGCAAATCTTGAGGACTATCCTGCAAGTTTCCTTAACGCAATTAGAGAAACTGCAAGATTAGAAGCAATCAGAGATGAGCACAAACTAATTCTCCAAGACTTAGCTGGAACAGATCACGACTTTGGTGGAGTAAGTACCGCACCATACCACATTGGTGGTTCAGATGGAGCAGCAACTACTACAACAACAGAAGAAGATGCTGATGGGGAATTTGACGAAGATGGTCTTACTTTTAGTAAGAGATACCTAGAAGAATTAGGACAAGATACCTCTCCAGGTAACTTGATCGCTTTCATCAGCCCAAGAGCTTTTGAATCATTAATTTCTTCTTCTGGATTATCCGAATATACCCAAATCGGAAATGCAGGTGTTACCAGACTCGGACAAATGGAGAGACTCTATGGTATTGACATAGTTGTAACCAACGAACTTCTTTCACAAAACAGTGCAGACAGAAACTTAGTTTGTGTTAAAGGCAAATCATGGGGATTAGCCTCACAAAGAAAGATGGAAATTGAGTTCCAAAAGAATATCGCAGGACAATATTGGGATATCGTCTGGACTCACAGAATTGGTGTAGACATCCTCGATCCAAACACATATGTAATAGTTTCTAGTGTAAACGCATAGAACTTTACTTTTATTTTTTTACTTCTATTTATTCTAATTTCATACATTTCTGTATGGATGTCGAAGCTCGCATATTCGAGAAGCTCGACAAAATAGAGGAAAGGATTAACGATTTATGCATAAGAATATCTGCTATGGAAACCGAGTATAACTCACATATATCAGATATGGAAAAGAAACAGGCAAACAAACTAAGACGTAGAGACTATACATTGGCAGTTATGGCAGTAGGTTTGACAATTATCGAAGTTTGCAGAACTTTAGGCGTAATCTGACAATAATAGTTATATACTATCTCGCAAAGCAGTTGATATGGCAGGAAATCTCAGATATTATGCTCTAGGTGCATACACAGGTTTAGTAGCCTTATGGACAGGAACAGGACAAATTCCACTAGATCAAAATACCGCAATCGCTTTGCTTGCACCTGTAGCAATCTTAATCGGTGCAGATTACGCAAAGCACAAAAACGATTAAAATAAGGGTTAAATACCTTATTTTCTTATTTTTTTATATGATTAACTTTCACACTGACGACATCAATGAAAGATTTGTGAAAAGTACAATATGGAATACATTGGCACATCTTAAAGTTTACAATATAGGAAGATGGCTAAAGAAATGGGATATACACGTATGGGATTTGAAAGACACCAATCCAAAGTTCTTTGAGCATATACAGACAACATCAGGACAGAAGATTAATCCAAATATGCCAAGCGGTGTGACAGGAAAATTCAGAATGGACCTATACCTTCATGATTCTCGCAACGTATTCAAACTAAGAGAGAACAGTGACAGAATACAGCATGAGATATGCCATGCGTTACTGATTGGAACACCTCACTTTGTATCTGGTGTCCATGACAACGTAGACAACAGATTCACAGTAAATTATTGGTATTGGGATAGATTTAAGTACAGGAAATTCACATTGTCTATAATTGACATCAGAAAATATCTTTAAAGTTGGAGTAGGGATAAACTACTTTGACGATACTCAAGGACTAATAAAAATCTTAACAAACGATACAGTGTATGACTATGTAACCAAATTCTATGTGATTGATGGTCTGTATGCAGGAAGAAAAGACAAGCAACAATCAGATCCAAATTACCTCAAGGACCTACAGAATATCTATCCTAAGATGCATATCGTGAACATGAATAACAAGACTCAGATTCAGAAAAGAAACAAGTATTGGGAATTGGCTAAAAAGGACAAGATGGACTATATGATAGTCTGTGATTCTGACGAGTACATTGATATAAATCCAAACGTGTTTGACAGTTCGTTACGAACTATACAGGACAGGCCTGAAAAGTGCTATCCGATAAGGCAGCACATGGTAGGCATAACTACAATGAGCAGGCCAAGACTATTCAAAGCACCATTTACATTCAGGCACTTGCAGAGTGAAAAGGAGAACACAATATCTCATGGCTCTTTATATGAAAAAGACGGTACAGAGATTATCAACCAGATGTACGCATGGTTTAAAGACCATCCCAAAAGGGAGATTAACAGTGACAATCAATCAGGAGTAGACGGAATAGAGATGTGGCACAACAAGGAGTTTAGGAGCAAGGAACGTATAATAGCAGACAGGGTATACTATGATAACAATCCAAATAGATAAAAAAGGGGATTAAAGCCCTAAGCTTTGTATGATATAGTCAAACTCTTTCTCAAATGACATATCTTCTTGTTGTCTGTGTACTGTAACCGTACCGTAATCTGAGGTACTAATCTGGTACAAATTCTCTAAATATTTGTTTGCGTATCTAAACCACTCCAAACCTAGATCAAGCATAAAAATTTGTGACATAAATACTTCTAATGATTGAAGTCTATATAACAATTATTATGGCAAAGTACGGTTCAACTGACGAAATGGAGAAGCTTGCATGGGGAGGAAC